GTGACCACTAGCAAGACCACGCCACTTCGCCCACGCCGGAGCATCGCCTAATGCGCAAGGTTGATATCCCAGATGACTTGGCGATCGCCATTGAGGAGGTTAAGGAGTCCTATGGGCTGCGCACCTTCACAGCAGCGGTTCACCTGGTCTTAAAGCGGGGATGTCCACTTGTGTTGAACGGTGCATCAGTGCAGCCGCCTCAACCAATTGTCGTAAATCAACCGGCGACACCCCCCGAACTGACTCCAGTTCTCAAGCCCGACACGAGAGGTGCGATCGCATCTGTCACCTCACTGCCTGAGCGCAGTGCTAGCCGAGCGGATCGGCTCAAGAGACTTTAACTGACCACGAATGGAAGCTTGGAACCCTCCCATTCATTAACCCAACCAATACGGAGAACAACCATGTCTGACAAAGACAAGGCAAATCAGTCTGCGCAAAATTCTGATGGAAGCTCATCGGGTGAAGGATTAAACACGATGACCTCTGACGACGTTGCTAACTTTTGGATGTTCGCCGGGTTAAAAAGCGTCAACCCAGGAACAGACAAGAGTTGGATGACTTTGTGAACGAAGGCTAAGACTAATCATTTCGAATGTTCAAGCCAGGGGGATAACAGATTGGAACCCTCTCCCCCTGGCGTCCCCAACCAAGGAGACCTATTTATCATGCACAAAATTAAGAGCAGTAAGCTAGCTTTGCTAGCGATCGCCTGCTCACCGCTGCTCAGCCTCGGGTTGTCAGGGTGGAGCTTGAATACCTGGCTCGACAACGCATCAGGCATGAGCGTTGAGACATACCAGCGTGGACCTGATTATCAGCGGTGGGTTGGCCCTGGCAGCAACGGGCGCGGTCACGGGGTTTACTTCGAACCGCGTCAGCAGACATTAGGCACCAGTCAAGACGTGCCTCGAACAGGCTCTGGCTATAACGAATGGATTGGAGGCAATGGTAACGGGGTTTACTTCACTCCAACGCCGGTCATTGATGCTGGAGATTTCACCCGCGACCAATACAGTTACACGCTGGCACTGGGGAAAGGTATGACCGAGGACGGTCGTTTCAATTATGCCCCCAGCACGACCGAGTTTTTTGGGACTCCCGTTCGAGACGGGTTTTACGAATATCGGTTCAAGGGTGACATCGACCAAGACGTGAAGATCCGCTATCGCGTTGTTGATGGCCGAGTTGTTCGATCCGACTTCCACTTCAACAAGCCTCAATACTGATACAAATCTGCGCCCTCAGGTAAAACCTACAACGCCTCTATTTGGGGCGTTTTTTGTCGCCTCCAATTAATGTTGACATTAATAAATACAGCGAAGACAATTAAAAAAGAAACCGCTAACGGGCTTTGAAGGAACGTTAGCGGCGAGTCAATTCTAGGTTTTGCACATGATATCAATATTGGGTTTGAAGGCGCGATCGCGCTCAATTTTTGCGTTGTTTGGTTGGGCTCGTCCGCTGTTTCATCGGGGCAGTGGCCGTTTAGATCTTGTGGTTTACTCTTGAGGGTTCGCGATGCCAATTCATGGGGTAACGGGCACCACGCCCAATTTAAAGATCGGTGGCACTATCCGCAAAGGTGGTGCAAAACAAACGATTCAGGGCAAGAAAGGTCTTGAAACCCGAGTTGGAAGAGACCTGAACTATTTTAGGTTTACGGGTAAGGGTTCAGAGAGTCACGTCAGACGCATTGAGAACTGCTTTCGGGACGTCTACGGCACCGAGCCACAGGAGATCAATTGCTGGTTGTTTAACAGTCAAGCCACGGCAAATTTTGAGGCGTGGATGGTGTTGTATTCCAACAGCACTAAGAGCAAGCGGAAAAACGGCTGGTTAAAGATTAAGTGCGATCGCAAGCATCAAGTGCAGTGGTGGGATGGGAAGCACTACAGCTTTGAACCTACGCCCTGTGAATACGATGCTGAGACGGGTAAATGCCCGTTGGGATGTCGCCAGGCTGCAAAGCTGGTGTTTTGGATTCCTGAGCTGTTTAGAGCAGGGTTTTGTGACCCCATTGAGTTGGTCACTACCAGCATCAACGACATCGTCAGCCTAGATTCAACCCTGCGCTATTGGGAGTCGTTGACGGGCGATATTCGGGGCGTTCCGTTCGTTTTAGAACGGGCACCTGAACTGATTAACCGACCGGGGTTTGATCAACATGGCAACTCAGTTGACGCCAGGGGCGAGGCCGAGAGCTGGTTGATCAACCTCAGGCCCAACCCTCAATGGGTGCAGCGCCAATTAGCGGCCAACTATGAGCAGCAAATGGGGTTGAGCGGTTCACCACAGCCAGTGGCTCAGTTGACCGCTGCACAGCCGGTGCTAACCAGTGCACCGCAGACCGTTGAGGTGTCAGTGGTCGAAGATGCTGAGTTTATCGAACCAACTGCACCCCCCGAACTGCATCCCCGATTGCAAGGGCTGATGACAATGACCCACTGCACAACGGATGTGCTCAAGGCGATCGCTCGGTCTAAGCTGTCAAAGTCTCTTTCAAGCCTTAATGAGGCAGAGATCAGCAAGTTGCGCAGCCTGTTGTTTATCCAATACGGGGAGATGCAGCTATTTTGCGATGAGGCAAGGGCGATCGCGCTGTTTAGGGAGTTTTGGGAAGACCCAATGCAGGGCGATCGCAAGACTTTAGATGACCTGACGCTATGGAATCAGTGGCGCGGGTTCGTCAATATCAGAGCGATGGAGGTGGTCACCCAGTAACGATCAACGTGGGAACGATGGGGCATGCCACAGACAACCCTCCCTCCCACCAAAGACCCCGAACTTCCCTCTTTCGTTCACCCCTCCCTGAGCGACTTAGAGGGTGAGTTAATGCTGTGCTTCGACGTTTGGAATGAGCTTCGCGGCGACCTTCAGGTCAAATATTTGCCACAGGAGCCCAAAGAGAAGGACGACGCCTACAAAAAGCGGTTAGGTCGCACCAAGTTCGACAGCAGGTTTGCACCAGCCATTCGAGGCTACGCAGGCCTGCTGTCGGATTTTGCGTTGTCAGACAATGCGCCGCTCTCGATCGTCAACGCCAAACACAACATTGACCAGCAAGGGTCAAGCTTAAAAACGTTTTTCACCAGCGCGGATGAAGCCGTTTTGCGCGACGGCGGGTGTGGGATTTTGGTGGAATTTCCGCCCCAGCCAGTGGATGAAGACGGCAACCCGCTGATCCAAAGCGCGGCTGATGAGCAAGAATTTGAGCTGCGGCCCTACCTGCTGCAAATCGATCGGCGTGACATCCTTAACTGGGACGTGGAGTACGTCCAGGGAAAACCCTTTATCAATCAGGTCGTGATCCGCGAGCATCGCGAAGTCAAGGTTGGGCGCTTTGGCGTTGAGATGGCGGTGCAATACCGCATGATGTTTCCCGGTGGCTGGGAGATCTGGAAGATTGTGCGCGATCTCAACGGGCGCAATGGATGGAGAGCGGAGTTTGTTGACGAAGGTGAAACGAATCTGACCCGTGTGCCGCTGGTCTGGTATTCGGTCAGCGAGAACAAGTTGTTTCAGGGATTGCCGCCATTCCTCAATATGGCGAGGCTCAACATTGAACACCTGCAGAAGCGCTCTGACCTGAATGAATGCCTGCACAAGGTGAATATGCCAGTGCCGGTGCGTAAGGGTGCGGTGAAGCAGGGAACAGCCACCAAGACCTCAGCCCCAGCTCCGTCGCTGACGATTGGGCCTAACTCGGTGGTTGATATCCCGTCTGACGGGGATTTTTACTTTGCTGAACCTTCGGGCAATGCGCTGACCATTACTCAGGCTGATATCGAGAAGCTTGAGAAGTCGATGGACAGGGTGAGTTTGGCGTTTCTCAGTGGCTCTGGCGATCGCACTGCAACAGAAGTAATTCTGGAAACCGCACAGACCCAAGCCACTTTAAAAGGCGTGACCGAACGCAAGAAATCATGTTTGGAGCAAGTGTTTGAACTTTGGGTTGAATACACCGGTGAGGCCGAGTCGGGCAGCATTGAACCTAACGAAAAGATCATGCAGGTGCCTCCTTCGCCCCAAGAGATACAAATCATCCTGGATGCAATGGGCATCAAAATCAGCAACAAGCTTGGTTTGATGATGCTGTTGCAGCGCGGCTGGTTGCCTGACGAAACTGACATTGACGCAGAGTTGAACCTGATTGAACCCCCGGTTCAAGACACCCCCCGAACCAACTCTGAAACCACACCAGGCATAACCGATCGACCAGACAGTGACCCAGAGGATCTAGCACCTGAAGACGCAATTCAGGCCGAGGCTAGAAACCTGGTTGGTGCTGCTTAAAGCGCGATCAAGTTTCAACGTGCTTGACTGGGAGTTGTTTATTGCCCCATCGTTTTTCGCGTTCATAGGCTTCCAACAGCGACATTATTGCCTCATCTAATGAGGCATCTGTAGGAAAGTCGGTTGGCATGTCAGAGTGCAAGAAGTAGACATATTTGTCTGGACGCGTCAACCTGCCTCTGTGCGTCAAGCGCCACCGGGCAACGGTGCCCAGATAGACTTGCTCGTCTCCCTCGTTGAGCCAAACCTCGATGGGGACGTCTTCGTTCATGGGCTTGAGCGTGACAGTACCCAACAGCGTTTTTGGCGCTTCTCTCCACACTTCAAGGCTGGTTTCCTCGGTGGGTGGAACCAGCCTTCCTTTTAAGGTTTTAGGCTTTTTGGGCACGGCAATAAACCTTACTCAAGTTTTTAAGTATTCTAAGTTGATTGAACTATCAGTCAAAGCTTGCCTTGTTATGGATGCCAAATTTCTTCAGAAGCTAGCCCAGGAAGTGCTTCAATTGCGGGGCGATCGCTCACAGCGAGATTTTGCAAAACTGATTGACGCGTCGCAAGGTGCAGTTCAGGCATGGGAGCAAGGCGAAACCTGCCCCTCCGTTGATAGTCTAGCCAAGCTGGCAGCGCTTCGAGGTGAGCATGTTGAACAGTTTATTGCCTATCTCTGCGATCGCCCATTTGGCTCTCAATTACCCCTCAAACAACAGGTGAGAGGTATGTCCCTCAAAAAGCTTGCAGAGCTAAACGAATCGATCGCAGAAGAGATTTCAAGCCGAGTTGGGTGACCAAAAAAACTTGAGTAAGTTTTTTTGAGGGAATGTTGGGGCATGAAAGAGCCAACATTTAAACCACGGGGAACCCCTCTCTCTGTCGAGGAATTAACCAAACAAATTAGATTGACGCGCCAAGCTTTTGACGCAGCGATCGCCACTGCCAACCCCAAGCTGAGAGCGTTTCTCAAGGCCAGGGTGCGGCGATGATGCAGTATGACTCACGGGCGGGTCAGTACCGGGATCTGACTACCGGGCGGTTTGTGCGGCGGCCAGAAGTAATGCGCGTGGTCGAAGCGGAGGAACAGCGGCTCAAGGTCGAGCTGCAACGCCACACCAGGGCACTGATCTCGGAGCAAGTTGATATCGCTCAGTGGCAGACGAAGTGTGCGGAGTCGTTGAGGGCTAGCCACATTCGGATTGGGGCACTTGGGTCGGGGGGTATTGAAAATATGACCTCGGCCAAATATGGCGCGATCGGTTATCAGTTGCGGACGCAGTATGAATATCTATCAGGGTTTGCCGTAGACCTGGCTGAGGGGTTTCTGACGCCTGCACAGGCATTGGTGCGGGTGGGGAGGTATTCGACCTCTATCCGCCCGTCCTTCCATCGCTGTGAGCAAATTACGCGGCAGGATGAGGGCTTTCGCACGGCTAAACGCTCCCTCGACCCGATCGCCCAGCATTGCCGCAGCTGCATCCGCTACAGCACTCAGGGGAGGTACGTCCCGATCAGTGAAGTGGTGATGCCAGGGACGGCCTGTGAGTGCGGTCAGAGCTGCCGCTGTCAGGTGTCGTATTCCAAGTTCACGACCGAAAGCTTTGCCGCTCAAGTGGCCGGTTAGGATAGCGGCCATCACCCTAGTTCAAAGTAAAGCGATCGCCACTAATGAGCACGAGCGATCGCGTTCCTACAGTCTACGTGGGAACTCTGGAGGTAGTTAATCAGCTAAAACAATGGCCTGGAATACGACCTCCTTACCGAGTGACAAAGAACGTTTGCGGATCGTGCTGGGCATCCCCGCAGAGAAGAACTGGCTGAACGTTTTGCAGATGAGTATGGATCGCGTTGTGCGAGACAGCGAAGGCTCAATTTTTACGGCACAGAACCTTCTTAGTGAGTGGGAAACCGTTAAGGCTCAACACAGTGCAGTCAAGGCCAGTGAGAACTATGCGCTGGTGCGGGCCGATGTTTTGGAATGGGAATCAGGGCAGCGTAGTGCTGGGTTTGAAGAGCGTCTACTTGAGATTAAGACCGAGCTGGCAACAATGCTGTTGATTGAACCCCCTGGAGAGCACGGTGGAACACTGTACCGAAGCTGATAAAAAACTATCTGGCCAATTGGCGCTATTGATTGGCACTGCTATTCGACAGCGCAACCTTGAAGATCTTCGCGCGGCAATTCGTAAGGCAGGCACAGACCTGAGTGATGCTGACGCACGGTGGATGTTTACCACTGTGCAGCGGGATCTACCAGAGGATTGCAAAGCATGGTTTGACGCCGCGATCGCCCAGATTCAAAGGGGGAGTGATGGCGAGTCCATTTGAGCTACTAAAGAACGCGTCATTAACCTTTGAGATTGCAGGCCAGGGCACCACCGAGGATGACCTGGGCAACGTTGTGGCTGTGACGGGCGATCGCCTGGTGACGGCCTACCTCAAACGCGCCTCTGCCGGGAAGCAAAAGGTTGTCACTCGGTTTGCCGGGATTGAGGAGAGCGCCGTTTGGTTTGAGGGCTACTGCGTTTCACCGCAGAGGCTGCCCGACGCCATTGTGGAACACGCCTGGGCCAGGGCTGAGATCGGAGGGGTTGAGGGCTATTTCTGCCTCGGCATGGTCAACCCACCCTATGGCCGAGGCGGTATTGGGACGCTGATCGAGAGTAGTGCAGGCACCAAGATTGAGGGCTGGTTTCAAGCCAGCATGGGTGGATGAGCAAGATAAAAATCAATCTCAAACGGTTTGACAAGAAGGTTGCCAAAGCCTTTAAGGGAACCGTGGGAGCCTACGCTGACCAGATGCAGACCGAGATCGAGAGCGATAAGTGGGACTGGCCAGGCACTACCAAACGGCGCAACAAAACGGTGGTCGGCACACCCCGCGACGCGGTTGATATGGGTGACATGATCGACTCACAGCAGCCACCGGTGATCACCGAGGCCGATGGCATCAGCACCGCCAGCATCGTGTATGACTCCGACCATGCGGCTGTGGTGCATGACGGTTGGACGGATGCACAGGATGTCTACCCCGGTCGGCGCTTTAGTGAAACGGCGTTAGAGGAACTGGACGTGGTTAAAGATTTTGGCGATCGCCTAAGGAAACAGTTGTGAAGGTAAACGAGCTGCGCGACCACCTTAAAGAACTACTTGAAGACGAGCTTGGTAGCCAGGAAATCAATAGTGAAACCAGCCCAGCGATACTGATTCGAGACGCGAGCTATCCCGTTGATGCAAAGCGAAAAGTTAATGGGTTGGAGGTCGTGATCTTGCGGGTGGCTGACCAAACCTCTAAGCCGCTGTTTGGGGGAGGTGTGCAGCGCGATCGCACCTGGCAACTGTATCTACTGCAACGCGATGGCAACCATACCCTTCAAGCTGCGCTGGAGAAGCTTGATGAGGAGTTTGTAGGCGTTCGGGCTGTGCGCGTGTCAAGTGACCTGAGCAAGGGCATTCGAGAGCAGTTCAGCGTCAGAATCCCCGACTTTAGTGAGTTTGTTGAGGGTTAACACACTTTGAATCATTTTGATTCAATTTGGTTTATAGTGGTTGAAGTGCGGTAAAGATTGGAACCCTCTGCCGTCACTTAAACCCAACCATTGGAGTGTGTTTTATGGACGATCCAAATACCCGCGAATCTCGTGTAGCTGTTGATTTGCTCAACGGTGCGTCTCATGGCGAATGTGTTGACGGCAGCTATGGTGAATTGCAAGATGATTACAGTTCCGATGAAACGGAGGAAGACGATAAAGATGTCAGAAACTACCACGAATCCCTCAGACCCCAACACATCACCATCAACGAATAGTGATTGGTCGGGTCTACCTCACTATTACAGCCCAACCAAGTTTGAGCGCTTAAGCGACAATGCCCGCCGTCTGCTTGAGGTACTGAAAGAGTATAGCGGTGGCAACCTTCCGCC